CGCCCAATGCGGCTGCTAGTCACCGTGCGCGTGCCGGCGGGCCACTGGCCTGGCGAGCCCGGGGTAGGGGTTTGCAGTGCAATGCCACTCATGGTGCCGGTCATCACGCGATCAACAATCGAATAGGAAAAAGCGCCGGCAAGCTTGTAGCCGACGCGCTCGTTCACGTCGCTTACCACGGTGGTGCCGAGGGCTTGCGCTCTGCTGTGGATGACGGAGAGCGCCAAGCCAAAGCTGGGGCCGTCGCCGGTCAGCTCCAGCTTGAGCCAGCCGCAGGCAAAATCATTCACGGTCGCAAAGTCGCCTTTCGGGTACAGGGCAATCAGCACAGAGCGGCCGTGGCTGGCAATGCTGTGGGGCCGCATCCGCACCTTCGGCTCACCGCCAAGCGTTTCGCCATCCTGCTGTATATCAGCCAGGGTGGTTTCTATCGTGATTGGAGTGGCCAGGGGGTTACCGATAAGCGCATAAGGCACAACATCAAACCGCAGCGTCAGGGGGCTGCCGATAGTGGCGTCACCGTAGCGCAGGTTATTTAAGCCCACAGGGCGCACCAGCCAGCGCCCACCAGATGGGTCGATGCAGATCCAGCCGTCCAGCTGCACCCCATTCACCACCATCTTGGTGCCGGCCAGCAAGGTGTAGTTTCGCCAGGCCCGCCCGAGCGCCGCATGGGCGGCCTCTTCCTCTGGAGTAAAGGCCAGCGGCGCAACGCCCGGCACGCGCACCAGGTGCAGATTCTTGCTGTCCTCTGGAGGCATGCCGAAAATGCCGCCGATGTAAACGCTCAGCGAGTCATCAAGCGCTTGCGGGAAAACGGGGTCAGTCAGCAGACGCTCAGTGCCGCCAGCATCGCCCGTGCGCAGCACCATCCCGGAGCCTGAGCCGATCAGCAGGCCATGCCACGGAAAACCGCAGGGAGCACTCACGGTGCCACCTCAACGCCGTTGGGGTTGGCGTACTCAAACACCACCTCGGCGCCATTGGCATCGGTAAAGCGTTTGGTTTTCCAGGCCGGCAACACAAGTAGCGCATCGGTGGTCAGGTAGCCTTCTGGCCAGGACTCATCGTCGGGCACCACGCGGCCGCTCTCAACCTTGGTTTTCTCAGTCAGCGGGCTGGCAATGCCGCCGCCAGTTGCAGGCGGCGGCGTGTAGTTGCCACGACCACGGGCCGCAGGCGAGGCCCCAACGGGCGCAACGGGCCGCAAGCTGCGCCGCTGCCGGGCCGGATTGATCAGGCGGTTGAGGTCTTCCACCACCGCTTCACCGCGGCGCTCGGTTTCAATGCGGGAGCCCGTGGCCCGGCGCTCATCCGCCCCCGTGGCCGCACGGGTACTGCGCACGCCAGCTGCAATCGCCGCGCGCTGCTGTGCAAGTGTGGGCATTGGTTAAAGCTCCAACAGGTCATTGGGTATTGCTACCCGGTAAACGCGCTCAATCGGCACAACCCGCTCATCCCGCAGATCTTCAGCTATCTCGCTGGCCTCGATCTCGAAGCGGCGCGGGTACTGCTCGCCAGAACCAAAGCTGTAGTTGCCGGCAAACCCGAGCAGCTCATCGTCATAGGGCGGCGAATCTGGGCGGTTGCCCAGCTGGGTTGGCAGGCTGGTTGAGTCAAAGACCGGATCAGGCTGCGGCTCATCCACTGAGGCCGGTGGTGTGAGCGGGTCTGTCACCGAGCCGCCGCCGCGCATAACCTTGATGCTGATTGTGGTGGTGGGCAGAGCCTCACCGAAGTCATCGGCTACGCGCACGACCTTGCCGAGTGCCCGGGCGCCTTGATCCTCGAAAAGGATCGTGTGCACCAGGTCTATGCCCATCACCATGCTGGTGGGTACTTGCCAACTCAGCACTGTGCCACGGTGCGCCTGCACCACAGTGGCAACAGCCTGAAGCAACTGCACCTGCAGGAAGAGCACCCGACGCGCATCGTCGCGCTCATCGGTGTGGCTGCTGCTGCCGGTGTCAAACGGCGTATCTGCCCAAGTCTCGGCGGCCACGCTTTCAACTTCGAAGGCGCTACCTATGCGCTCGATCACTTCGCCCGCTGCCGCAATGCTGGTAGGCACTTGCACGCTAATGGCATAGCGCTCGGTTACCGACTGAGCCCAACGCCGGCCAAGCGTAAAGGTCGCACCCAGCAGCAGCTCTTCGCCCACAAAGTTGTTGATCCAGGGGATGCCGAGCAAGCAAGGGTCAGGGTCGCTACCCGGCAGCAAGTCCCAGCTGTAGCCGTTCATCAAGTTGCCGCCGCCGCTTTCCACAGCCTCACGCACCATTGCGCTGGTGGGCAGCTCTTTGCTGTCACTGAAGTACCAGCCGCAGAAACCGCCACCGATCCATGCGTATGACTCGTTGCGCTGCCGCAGGCGCATGTAACGGTAATCGGACTCGATGGCCACGGTGTTCACTAAACGTGACAAGTCGGGCCACTCGACGCTGAGGCTTTCGTCGAGAGTGGTGTTGTAGCCAAAGACAAAGGCCGGTGCCGTGGCGTACCAGCTGGTAACCCGCAGCTCACCGGTGGGCGAGCAGTCCAGACTCGCAGTGCGGGTGCTCATGCGTTCCTGGGCATAGTCCCAGCGGCTGCGACCTTCAACCGGATCAAACACATCCGGTGACCACTGGCCGCCGGTAAGCGCATCAATCTCGGCAATGCTCAGTGCTTCAACCCGTTGCTGCAGCTGATCGCTGCACTCGCAACTGAGGATTCTGTTGTTGGAGTCCCATTGCGGCGGCCCGGCGATGCGACCGGTAAAGCGCCGCGCCTCGGTGGTAACACCCTCTTTGGTGCTGATGTAGTCGATAGTGACGGTGCGCCCTACCCACTCACCAGGCACAACCGGGCCGGCGGGCAAATACAGCTGGAAGCCCGCCACACCGGCGGCACCTTCCTCGCGGTCAACATCCGCGCCGCCCGTGAGCTGGGCGCTCATGTCGATGCCGCCAACCACCACGCGCAAACGCCACAGAAAGCTGATGCCAGCAACCACATACTCCGGCTCAGGCGCTGCCGAAGCCGCGCCAGCGCCATTCAGTGGGGCGCTGTTGAGAGGTCCGCCATTGAGCAGCATCAGGCTTCTTCCCAGTTCAGCGACCAGCTGTGAAAGCCTTGGTCCTGTGTTTCCTGCGGCGGTTCACACATCACCGAATAAATCGGCATGGCCCACACCTGGTAACCCTCGGCGCCGGCCACGGCAGTCACAGTGCTTACGCCGGCAACGGTTGAGCACGGGGTTTCGACCCACTCACCATTCACGAAAGCAAACGCCCATGGGGCTGCATCTGGGCGCGGGGTGAAGGGCAGCTCATACACCAGGCCGGTGCCGGAAACCGTGCGCACCTTGGTGCTGCGCAGCTCCATAGGCTGGCTGAAATCCAGCCCGGCCAGGCCTGGCGGCATCCAGCCTTGCGCGCTGATCGAGCCGGCCTGCTTACTCCAGCGCTCCATCTTCACCGCGAGGCCACCGGATAGCCGGAATGAACCCGTGCCACCGCCAAGCTTCCCTTCAGTGATTCCCGGCGCGCCAGCGTGCAGCGGGATTACCAAACCGCCAAGCATCAGGGGTGCGGACATTCAGGTAACTCCAGGCAATAAAAAGCCCGCACTTGGCGGGCTGGTGTATATGGCTAGCGGCTAGCCGCCGTGCTTCATTGCAGTGCGGCGCAGCAGGCGGTCAAAAGAGTCCTGATTCACCATCACCGACACAGGCTCTTTATCACCATTGATGTAGAGGTTTGCGGGTACCCGATTGTCAGCGCCAGGCGCTGCCATGGCCGCAACGGACTCGACCATGCCACCATCAGCAAAGCGGCGCATGGGGATGCCGTTGTTGATCAGGTCGAGATAACCCTTGCCCAGCTTGCGCACAGCTGCCGCTCGGATGACGTACTCTCCGTTACTGAGCAAAGCCGGGATGCTGTCACTGGTGCCGCTGCCAGGGCCGCGAACGTGGCCGCCGCTGGCGAACTCCGGCAGAGGGCCTACGAAGTCAGCACCAGTGGAGGCAACTCTGACTGGCAACACAATCTCGGTATTACCGAGGGATGCCGCCAGGTTCTGGATCTGCGTACGCACGGCCTCAATACTTGCGTCGTCAGCTTTGACGCTGACCGGCATGTTCTTCAGCTTCTCAGCATCCGCCGCAAGTGTTGCCATGCTCACACCGATGGCAGTGATTTTGTCTTCTGCGCGGGTTTGCTCAATGTCGTTTGCGGCCAACTCAATAGCCTGCAGCTCTTGGATAAAGCCGCCAAACCCATAGGTGTTCTCACCGGCTGCTGCGAGGTCTTGCAACATTTTTAATGCTGCCTGGGCCTGGGCCTGGGCACCTTCAACATCGCCCGCTTTAAGCGAAGTCCGAGCCCCAACCTTCAGCGCCTGCGCGCTGCTGTAAGAAGCCTCACCCTCACCTCCAAGGCCGGCCAGCGCTTCGCTATAGCGCTTCTCGATATCAAGCCGACCCTTCTTGACCTTCTCCAGATCGGCATTGGCTTTTTTCTGGGCGGCTACTAGGGCTTTGGCTTGTTTCTCGGCGGCATCAACCTGCTGGCCCTGCAGGGTTTTCAGCTCGGCAACATACGCCCGACGATCATCGATCTCTTTCTGTTGCGCCGTTTTTTCATTTGCGACGCGCTCATCGGCCAAAGACTTGGCCTCTGCTGTCATGCCACCAAGCGTATCGACAATTGATGCTCGAAAGGCAGATAGCGCATTGCGCTTGGCCGTTAACTCTTCCTTGCTGTACAGCAAGCCATCAATCGTGGTGCTGAGCCCGGTACCGGCAATGCTTCGATCAAGGTCAGCAATTTGCTGATCCACCTGATCAAGCTCTGTTACCAAGCCCGCAGAGTTGGCAGTGATAAAAGCGATCCGCTTGCCTAGGTCAACAAACTCAGAAGCGCCCTCTACAGCGGCGCCTGCCAGACTGGCCAAGGCCGAGGCCAGCTTCACCAAGTTATCAACCACAACTGGGTCGGATAAAGTCTCACCCAATCTGTTAACTGCATTAATCAGAGGCTGCACATCAGCCTGACCAATCGCCTTATTCCAACGATCAGCAAGAGCGGTCATAGCGCCGCCAACGGTTTCGGGCAGGGACTCGGCTTCCTTTCGCAGCACCTCAAGCTGGCTGGTGAGCGCGTTTGTCACAACGTCAGCCGTCAACTCTCCCTGTGCGGCCATATCTTTTAATGCGCCCGTAGGCACGCCCAGGCTATCCGCCAGCGCCTGCATCAACCGCGGTGCTTGCTCTGCCACGCTGTTGAACTCATCCCCGCGCAGCGCGCCTGAACCCAAGGCCTGGGCAAATTGGATAACGCCGTTCTCGGCTTCCTGGGCACTGGCCCCGGAAACCCTGAAAGCCGTGGCGACCGCTTCAGTAACCTTGAGAATGTCCTCTTGGCTGCGGCCAGCCTCTTTAAGTGGGCGGCTTATGCGGCCATACAGGGTTACCAGAGAGGCCAGAGGCGTTTGGGTGCTGGCAGCAATTTTGCGCAGCTCAGACTGGGCGGTGTTGAACTCTTCCTGTGACGCTGTTGCGAGCTGCAGGCGGGCATTCATCAGGTTGTAACTGTCCGCCGCAGCGGCAATGCCTTGCACAGCACTCGTCAGCGCAGATATGGAGAATGCACCGATCACCGCGCGGCCAGCGGCTTCCAGCTTTTTGTTCATGCTCTCAAGCGAAGAGTTAACCTCCTTGAACGCCTGCTGGGTTTCGTTTTTGCCACGGATGACAACCTGGGCTTCTGCCTTGCGTGCCATCAGTCGAACCCCTTCATGATTTTCTTGAAGTCTTTGGCGTCTGCCTTGGCGCAGCGGGCAGCAATGATGGAATTGCGCATGTCTTCGCGGCCCTGTTTTTCAGTTGCTTCAAGGTAGAGTTCAACTTGTGCCAGGGTGTAGTCACCCACCTCTGTGGCGCTATGCCCGGCGCTTATCAGGCGCTGGGCGATAACGGACCACTCAACGCCCTTACCATTGCTGGCAGGGCGTCGACGAAAAAACCCGTATTCACCCGTACGACCTCGGCCAGCACCTGCACACAAATGGCAGAGGGCATAAACCAGAGCTGCCAGCGTTTTAAGCTTGTTGTCGCCAGAAGTACCTTGCGAATTTCACCGGCGTTCTTGGCCGCGTAGCGGTTTACTTCGGGCACACTGGCCTTTGCAAAAAGCTCGACAAGAGCGCCTGCCGTTTTCCCGTACTGCTCAAAATGCCGCAGCTTGACCGGGTAAACCATCACAGTACGACCCCGCACCTCAATGGCCTCGGGCGTTGGGTACATTATTTCCAGCGCGCTCATACAATCTCCGGGCATTAAAAAACCCGCCGAGGCGGGTTTTTTTAGTTCCAGTAGGTGAAGCACCCACGGGTATCTACATACAAATATCTGTTTCGGTACTCGTCAATGGGATAAACCCACTGCTCGCCGCTGGCGCTGCTATTAATCTCGCTGGGCGCGCCCCATATACCGCGCACATCATCGCCCGTCATACCTAAGACTATTTCTCCGCGACCTCTCGCATAAGCGATATCGACCTGCGTCAAATCTCCGCAATGGTTGAATGTCCGCTTAACTCTCGGCCTAGGTGGCTGCGTTGACGGCTTTGCCATTTTAACAGCAGGCCCATCACCACTAGGCCTGGGCGGCTGACTGATAGTTACTGATTGCTGTGTTGCGCCTTCTGAGCAGCCATATTGTGAAAATGTGACCTTGCCTTTGCTGTCTACACACTTGGTAACCGGGCTGCCATAGGCGCAGGTGCAGGCGAATGCAATCAAAACAAAGGTAAATCGGCGCACAGGGCTTCCCTCCCATATCAATCTTGAAGAACTGCGACAGGCCAGCGGTAACGATGCTGGTGTCGATCAGCACTTCGCCGGTAATTTCCAGGGCGCCGAAGTCATCAC